TGAGACCAAGGAAAAGGTAGCTGAACTCAAGGCCAAGATGGCCAAGCTGGAAGCATGGCTCATGCAGAAGGCTGACGATGAAGGCGTAACTTCGTTCAAGACTTCGGCTGGCACGGCCTTCGTGACCAGCACTGACTTCGCCAACGTGGCAGACTGGGACGCTGTGCTCACCTTCATCAAGAACCATGACGCGTTCGACATGCTGGAGCGGCGTGTGTCCAAGACCGCGGTGCGGTCTCACATGGATGAGACTGGCGACGTGCCACCGGGTATTACCTACGGCACCAAGCTGGGCATCAACATCCGCAAGGCATCAGGGGGTGACGAATGAGGTGGCTTCGCAGAATGGTGCGCCGCTGGTTGGAAGGTCCCATGCCAGATGCGGTCGGCGGTCGCGGCGGCGCGGAGCACTCGACGCTGCAGATGCTGACCTCCATGGATAACCCGGCGACGCACGTCGTGACACCGATCCGCAATGGCTTCCTTATCAGCACTCGCGCCTACAACCCCAATGGTCCGGACAAAGTCGACGCAGTCTACGCAGCAAGCGCAGACGAACTCGGGCCCCTGCTCGTCGCCGAGATGGCGACGCGGCGTCTCACCAAGTAACGCTCAGAGAGGACAACATGAGCAACATCGTACCTTCCAACATCCAAATCCCGGCCCACCTCGCACGTGTGGTCGGTCAACCCTCTGCTCTGTCGGCCGCTCTGGCCGGTGGTCTGGCAGGTGGCGCGGAGTTCCCGCGCATCTCCATCAAGGGCAGCCGCTTCCGCATCATCGAGGGCGGTGCCGAGACTGTGCTTGAGGACACCAAGCTGTCGGTCGTGATCGTGGGTGCCAACCCGCGCCTGTCCAAGACGTTCTACGCCAAGCAGTGGACCCCGGACAGTGAGCCCTCGTCGCCTGACTGCTACTCGCTGGACGGCATCCGCCCGCATGGTGAGAGCACCGACCCGCAGAACGACACCTGCGCTGGCTGCCCGATGAACGCGTGGGGTTCCAAGATTACGCCGATGGGCCAGCAGATCAAAGCCTGCGCCGACCAGAAGCGTCTGGCTGTCGTGGCGTCCAACGATCCCGAAGGCCCGGTGTACCTGTTGCAGATCACCCCGGCTGCACTCAAGGGTCTGGGTTCCTACCAGAAGGAACTGCAGATGCGGGGCATCCCGGTCGAGGCAGTCAAGACCGTGGTCACCTTCGACACTGACGCCAGCTTCCCCAAGCTGATGTTCAAGTTCGGCGGCTTCCTCGACGAGGGTGAGTACGCTGCGGTCGAAGGTCTGTTCGGTTCGGACAAGGTGCTTGAGATCACTGGCGAGAAAGAGACCGCCGCTGAACCTAAGGCTGAGCCCAAGCCTAAGGCTGCCGCCAAGCCCGCCGCTGTCGCTGCCAAGCCCAAGCCTGCTCCGGTCGAGGAAGAAGCCCCGGCACCCAAGCGTGGGTTCGGTGCGAAGGCTGCACCCGTCGAGGAGGACGAAGCTCCGGCACCTAAGCCTAAGGCTGCTGCACCTAAGCCCGCAGCACCCAAGGTGGAGAAGGCTGGCGCTGGCTCCCTCGCTGACGAGATCGCCAACCTGATGTCGGACATGGACGATGATGACTGAGCAGAAGCGGATCACGTTCGATAAGATCGACGCGCTCCGTAGGCACATGCTGCTCACGCACACCCAGATGGCAAGGTTACTCGGGGTATCCCGGGTAACCTACTACAACTGGAAAAAAGAGGGCCACCCTGCTGAGCGAAATCTCACGAAAACACGGGCTATCCTAAAGGACATGCTCCGTGTTATGACAGAACACGACTGGCCGGCGCCGGCCGTTGTGGCGATGACTCAGGATGAGCGACTGATCGAGCTACAGAAGTTGCTTCTCGTAAGATAAAGGTAGGGGGCCCCGCGCCCCCTACCGCACCGAGCAGGGTAGGGACATGGACACAACAGAGTTCTTGGGCAGAGTGCTGCCCGACGAAGGGTATTACGTAGCGACAGTTATCAACCCGGACAAACGCGCGCAGAAGTCTTATGAGACCATAGACGCGCTGTCCAATGCGGTAGTCCGGATCGACATCGCTGGTGGTAACGTGTACTACGCAATGTCTTCATTCAACGAGGCGGGCAACCGCAAGCAGGTGAACGTCAAGCAGACCAAGGCTCTGTTCATTGACATCGACTGTGGCGAGGAGAAGCCCTTCGCCGACCAACGCGAGGGTGCCAGAGCCCTCAAGACATTCCTCAAAGCCAGTGGCCTGCCGCCACCCATGATCGTCAACTCCGGCCGTGGTCTCCACGTGTACTGGCCGTTGACCGAGGCGCTTGCGCCCGCTGACTGGCAGCCTCTGGCTGATGCACTCAAGGAGTGCGCGAAGCAGAACGGCTTCGAGATCGACCCGGCAGTTACCGCCGACAGCGCCCGAGTGCTGCGCCCCGTGGGTACCCACAACCCTAAGAACGGGGCGGAAGTGGTGCTCATCAAGGACGCACCCGACAACGACCCCGACGACCTACGCCAGCTCCTAGCAAACTACATGTACCGTGCGCCCACCAAGCGGGGCTTCGCTGCGCAGGCCAAGCCAGTGTCGAGCATCACGGGAGCGCTTGCGTCCGGGCAGGAGTACGAGCCAGCCGTTGCGGGCAACATCATCGAGGGCTGCGCACAGGTGCGCTGGGCTGCCAACAACCAAGGGGATGTGGAGGAGCCGTTCTGGTACGCGCTGCTCGGCATCGCTGCCTTCTGCGACGACCCGGAAGGGACGGCCGTTGCGTGGTCAGACCAGCACCCGGACTACGACTATAGTCGTACTGTCCTCAAGGTGGAGCAGTGGAGAGGCAAGGCCACAGGACCAACCACCTGTGCCAAGTTCAAGGACCTGCGCTCGGCTGGCTGCAACAAGTGCCCCTTCGCTGGCAGGATCACCTCACCCTGCCAGATCGGACGCAAGCTGACTGAGGCCGAGGGTCCGGCCGAGGACGCGCTCGACGAAGTGGCACGGGAAGTGCCCATGCCTCCGGGCTTCAAGCGTGTGGCCAAAGGCGGCATCGCCCAGACCATCGACGACACGGACATCATGGTCGTACCGTTCGACCTGTATCCTGTGAGCTACGGCAAGGATGAAGCCCTTGGCTACGAGGTCGTCCGCTTCCACTGGAAGCGCCCGCACAAGGGCTGGCAGGAACTCAAGTTCAGGCAAGCCTACCTCGCCGACGGCAACCGTGAGTTCCCCACAGCAATCGCTGACCAAGGTATCGTGCTGCCCTTCAAGGGCATAACCGAGAGGTTCCAATACATGCTTCGCTCCTACATGGATGAACTACGCAGGCTCAAGACAACCACCAACCTCTACACCACGCTGGGGTGGAAGGAGGAGAACACGCTGTTTGTTATCGGCGACAAGCAGGTGCGCAAGGATGAGCAAGGCCAGACCGTGGTCGAGGATGTTGTGCTATCTTCTGCAGTGCAGCGGATCAGCACTGGGATGTATGGCGCGAAGGGTGACCACGAGAAGTGGATCAAGATCACCAAACTCATGGAAGCTGCCGGGCTCAAGGCTCACATCTTTGCCATGGGTGTGTCCATGTCCGCGCCGCTCTACCAGTTCACCGGGCTCAAGGGTGCAGTGCTGTCGCTCTACGGGCCGACAGGCAGCGGCAAATCGCTGGCTCAGCTGGCGATGCAGTCCATCTGGGGCAACCCTGTCGAGTTGCACTACCAATCCAAGTACACCCAGAACGCGCTGTTCACGCGCCTGTCGTTCTACAGCAACCTGCCTATGACGATCGACGAGACCACCATGATGCCCGACAAAGAGGTCGGCGACTTCATCTACGGTGTGACGCAGGGCCGGGACAAGAGCCGCCTCAATGCCCGGGTAGAGGAGCGTGACCCTAAGACATGGGCCGCACCCGTGACGCTCTCGACCAACCGCCCTATGGGTGGCAAGCTGTTGGCTGCCACCTTCGAGACTGACGCGCAAATGGCCCGGATGCTGGAGCTTTCGTTGGAGAGTTCGGACATCTTCACCAAGAGCACGGATGTGGGGCGCAAGTTCTACAACACCATCACCCGCAACTATGGACATGTCGGCCTGCTGATCCTGCAGTGGCTGGTGGACAAGGGCGAAGCCGCCATCGTCAAGATGATTGCCGACCACATGGTCGCCTTTGAGAAGAAGTACAAAGTCCGGTTCACCGGAGAGGAGCGGTACTGGGAAGTCATGATCGTGCTGGCTGACCTGATGAACATGGTTGCCGTGCAGAATGGCTGGGTGGACTACGACTACGCCAAGGCCACTGAGTTCGCACTGGAGCAGGCTGGCATGATCCGCCGCAGCATCAGCGCCGCCAAGCTGGATGAGTTCGACTTGCTGGGCGAATACCTCAACGAGATGCGTGCTGCCACTGTCCTCGTCTCCCACATCGACGGCCACGATCTGCCGATCTACGATCCCAGCAGGCTGCCGCGCGCAGAGGTCCGGGTG